GTTGTGCCATGTACTGCTCCTGTGCTGCGTTGATAGCTGGTGCTACTGCGGGTGCTCCGAGTTTCTGTGCCATCTCCATCATCTGAGCTTGTTGCATAGCTTGTTGAATTTCTTCTTCTGTCTTGATCAGCCCTTCAGTCTCAATACCAAGAGCAGTAGCACGACGCTTGAAGTAGTCAGATACATTTAAATATTGAGTAACTGCTTGTGGTCCTACTATCTGGTTAGCACCTGCTAAGAACATATCTAATCTGTTAAGATCATTACCACGACCAAGTGCTTCCACCCCTGTAACAATAGTAGGCTTAACAATATCTTTAGGTATCTTAGGTAGACGCTTGCTCTTAGACATCTTGTCCATCAAACGACTGACAATAGGAAGCTGTAGCTCTTGAGATAACAGAGAGTAGAGACCACCAAGTGCAGCTTCAAGCTCTTGACTTAACATGCGTATCTCTTCAGCAGTCACTCTCTCTGCATCTCTAACAACTCCCGATGTCAAAAGAAATGCTTGGCTGAGTCGATCTGTTATACCATTCATTGTGGCTTGTGCAGTACGAAAGTCATTAAACTTATTCAACTGCAACACAGATACATCTCCTTCCGACCCTTGTACAATCGCACCGTTAGGAGCTTCAGCTAATGTCCGTGCTCTTGTTGTACCATTCGGATTAACCATGAACAATACTTTAGATGCTGCTGCACTACCTTCTACGATTGCTTTAGTCAGTGCTTCTAAACTCTTTAAGTCTCCGAGGTACTCTTCAACAAATCCTCTGCCGTAGTCCTCTCCATCAATCTGGGTGTAGCGTAACGGGAGCCACGGGGACTTATCAATCGGATACTCACCCATACTTTCTTCGATGAGCATTCCTTTAACATCCTGGTAGACTTTGTACTTATCTCCTTCTCTGATGATTGCGGTGTAGAGGTCACAGCTGTTCTCCTTTTCTTGACGGTATACTTCATCTCTTACAGATTCAGGAAGCATCATAGGAGCTACAGTTTCTTTCACTGCTATGTGTGTAACATTACCCATCGGGTCTCTCTTGACTACATAACGATCAAGCTTGAACACACGCATACCACCTTCGTCCGGTAAGTACAACAAACTGTTACCTGTTATAAGTAAGTTCTTAAGTGCTTGGAAGATACCGTTCCTGAAGTTCTGTACTTCTACTTCCTGTGATACACTACGCTCTACATCAGCTAATGCTTTCTCTAAGTCTGTGCGTAACTGCTCACCACCCTCTGGTCCTAACTCCTGCTTTGCTTTGTCCAGTTCGTATCTATCTATAACCAAACGGAAGAACGGAGCGTTAGGTGGTAACAGTGCTAACAATAACTTACTGCTAAGATTCAGTACACCTCTAGCTCCTATACCTTGGTACGGTGTGTAGTACTTAGTAGCGTAGTTGTGTCCGTCAGGTGGTAGCACATAAGGAAGTGTAAGCTCAGAAGATGTACGACCTCTGTCTAAGAATGACCACCGTTGGTTCTCCAACGAGTGATATAGCCCTTGGGCTGTTTCGTGCATGAAGATTATATAGTTGTTACAGCTATCCCGTACTTCTTACTAAGATAACTAAATACTGTATTCATGTTTGAGTCGGATAAAGCACTATCAAACACCATAAACTCAGCTAGGAAATTAGGAGACTCATTGACTGTAGTAGAGAGCAAATCATAAGTAGCACCATTATTAAATATAGTACCCGTTGGTATGGTCGTTTCCGTATCTGCTGAAACAGAACCATTAACAAAAGATTCAATCAAAGATGTACCAACTCTTAATCCGTAAAGGAATATATTTTCGCTTAAACCAATCTCTGAGTCTGTTGTAGCAAACGCTATATTTCCTACACCCCCAAGATCATCAACTGCTATTCGGAGATTAGTCCCAAAAGGAACCTGTGTAACTAGTCTTAAAGAAGTATCACTACTGAAAATTATGCTGTCAGCATTCTGAGGGTAAATCAGTCCCACAAAAAACAAAGTAGACGGGCTTGCAGCTATTTGACTAGATGCAGTTCCTGTAAAACTTAATTGGTCAGTATCGTAATTTAAAAATGTATTATTGTAAGTGCCTAAGTTCTTAACTATTTTAGGTCGAGAGTTAACGACAGATTGCGTAAAATCAAAACCGTTACCAGACCTATCCGCCCAAGCACCTACTCTTTCATTCATTGCTGACACTGAATTACTTTTTAAATGGTCATCGTAGAAATCGCTATTAGCACCGTCCAACCATAGGTGTGGACTTAAACCTGTGATGTCTGAATCATTGTACAACTGAGCATTGTCTTGATATTCTTTCCAAGCTGTGCCGCTGTATACGATAACTTTATTGGTATCTGTTTCAAACAATGTATCACCAGCAGCTGGAGAACCAGGTCTAGTAGAAGATGTGCAGGTTAGTAATGTACTCATTTAATTATATATTTTTATAAACATACCAAGACGATCCGTCCCAGATGTAAAAGTCCTCAGTGTCTGTTCCGTAAGCTATTGTTACTTCTCCTGATGGGTTGGTTGGTGTAGATGCCGCTATGTTAGCTTCTGTATCTCTCGTTGATATATTAAATCCTCCAGCAGCAAATACTGTACCTACTACCCCAAGATTAAATGTCGGAAGAACGAACATTATGCAGCAGTATCTCCAGCAAGAACAAAGGTGTCAGCTGCGTAAGCTACTATACTAGCTACTCCGTACTGAGCGTTGATCTTGGTGTGGGATTGTCTGTTATTAACGGTAGTACCGGAAGCACTGAAGCTTACTTGACCTGCTCCCTTTTGTACAAAGCTACAATTAAAACCAGCTCCTAAACCACTTGGTACTGTGACAGTTACAGCAGAAGCATTATCTAACACAACTACTTTACCGTTGTCTCCAGCTACTAATGTATATGTGGTTCCTGTTTGATCGTTAATAGAAGCACCGAAGTTACTGATCGCATTACCGTTAAAGTCGTAGCTTGATAAGTTAGAGGCAGACGCTTGCCCCATTAAATTGGTAACGGTTACTTTCTTAGTGGTGGGTGTACCTGCTACATCGTCAACGATTGCCACAATGTCAGCACCTGCTGGTGTCGTCAGCTCGGTAAGTTCTGTAATTTTTTTATTAGCCATGATTATGCTGGTTCAAATAATAATATTTCGTTTAGTTCTGTTGTCAATGGTTCACTAGCTTCTGTAAAGATTGCTCCGTCAACTTGTGGTGCATCAAATCCGTAGAGCTTTTCAAAAGCAGGTCGAATAAAGTTACCAGGGAATGCGATGATACCGCTGGGCTTTTCAAATCCTGATGTAAACTCAATCGACATTATAGGGAGTCAACAGTTCCGGTAGCGTAGACGCTGTGGGTTCCTGCTGTATATGCACTTACATTAGCTCTTAGCTTTTCGTAGTGTCCCATGTCATCTCGTACCATAACCGATCCTTCGGCTGATACTGATTGACTGTGTACTACATGCCAAGCTCCTCCAATGTAAGCTTCTATATCTACGGTTGCAGCTCCAGCGGACTCAGTGGCTATGACAAATGTCCAACCCTTAGAACGCTCAACTGAGAATGCACTACCCGCTCCTGAAGCAGAGACAGATGAGAGTAGCGTCTTTTTATCAAGTGTGCGAAGGCTCATAATTTATTTATATATATATATTAGTTGTTACTGTGAAAGCTGTACTCCGGTTCCGGTCTGACCACCCATACCTAATGTAGGACGACGCACTGTTAACTGACGAGTTCCTCTTCTCTTACCCATTGTAGTACTAGCTGCTCTAGCTCTTGTAGGCTCTACTCTCTCAGCGGTAGCCGTTGGAGGAGGAGGTGGTGGAGGCGGAGGAGGAGGTGGTGGTGGTGTGGATGATCCGAAACACATAGCTATTTTAAGTCTTTAGTGATGATGTTGTCTTGTAACTGTTCGTCGTAAGTCTGTTGTAAATAATTAATTACACTTCTTTGTCCTACTTTAAACCATACATCTCTATCAGAGTCTGTCAAGAGGGGACATTTATCGGGGAACAGTTTGTCAAGCTTTTCTATCAAAGACTTACTCAACGCTGGTAATACTATTTCTTCATTGTTCATCTCTATAACTTATATCTGATAGTTCTTGTGGCAGCTTTCCTTCTTTGATCTTTTGCTCCGTCCATATCCAAGCTGAAGCATTCCACAGTATAGCACCCGCATGGTCTTCAGAGTTGTCCCCCTCAGCCAGCCCCAACAAATGTCTAAACATCGAGTCATACAATCTACTTAGTGGGAATCCTTGCTTCCAGTTGTCGTCTCCGTAAAGCTTTCCGCCAGCTTCAAATCTTTTGGCGAGACTGCGTAAGGCGACCGGAGGTATAAGGCTGGGTCGTCCCCGTCCATCGTCCCCATCACGCCTTGCCCCAGTGCTGAAGTTTCTAGTATATCCTTGGTTTGGTAGTTCTTCGGTGTCCATAGTTTCTTTATTGTTTTAGTTCTGAAGCAGTAGTTCTCTGCTCGTAGTAATCGTGCCATCCATGCATTCATTAAAGCATCTTGTTCAGTAAGTCCTGCTTTCTCGTACATGCTGACAACAGTTTCCCAAGTGTATCCGTATTTATCCAATACTTTCTTAGCAGCTACTGGTCCTACCTTTGGTACACCACTGTATCCATCTGTTGAATCTCCGGTCAGCGTTTGTATCAAGTGGAAGTTATCTGCTTCTTCTACTGATGGTTGGTGGTACTCTCCTTTGTTGTAATCGTAGAAGATACCTGGTACACTCTTGAAGTCTTTGTCTATGCTAACAATGATCGTCTCTTCATCCATTGCTTTATCTGTTGCAAGGATAGATATAACATCGTCTGCTTCCAAGTTAGCCCACAGCACACCACCAAGTTCATCGATGATCCACTGCTTTACTTGTCTAAGTATTATAGGTAGTCGGGACTTAGCTCTGTTACTTTTATAGTCAGGGTACAGCTTGCGTCGGAAGTTAGCACGGTCTGACAGGCACAGCACTACATTCTCACACTTCAACTGATCTCTGAACTCTTGTATCTTATTTATAACACGAGCTTTAGCTAATGCCATGTCTGCGTGTACAGTCCACAGTTCTTCCTTCCATTGTATAGGTTCTTCTGCGACAACAGCTGCCTCGAAAGCGAGGACATCTGCGTCTATTAATAGTGTAGTTTTACTCATAGTATACGCTCCAATTGTTTTGATATTTCTTGTATTTACTCTTACTTGGGTTCTCTGGATACAAACGAATTGTCATAGATGTAATTATATTTCTAGGTATCATCCACCACTCGTTTAAAGGTGCTAGATAAATAGCAACGACATCAATGAGGTCAGACATATGCTCCTTCGATGTACACCCGCTTGCTGTGTTTACATTGTAACACCGTTCAGTCTTACAAGATGTACTCTTTACTTGTACCTTTAGATCACCTGCCGGACAGTGTACGATATAGTCCCACGGCATAGGAGTCGTTGGAGTGTGTGGTTCAAAGTCCCGCTCTAAACATTCTGTTATGAAGCGTGTCTCTGCGATGGCTCCTATCCGTTGTGCGTTTGATGATGGCATGGTAAGGTCTTGTGTATCATAGAGGTATGCAAGGGTAGTGTACATGTCGTATTGTATCTCGTCCATAATTAATCTCTATACTCCCAACTAATTAGGTAAGCTAGAAACTTCTTTAACAGATCAATGTCGTCTTTAACTTTACCCATTGATTGATTACATCTGTTACATAACAAACCTCTTATCTTCCCT